TTTTGTCGTTTTTAATCTTATCTCTTTTATCTTTAACGCCTTGATAATCGATGTTATAAGGTGGGTCTGTAAAAACCATATCAGGTCTTTCGCCATCCATTAGTTTATCTACCGCATCGATGCTAGTGCTATCTCCGCACATAAGTCTATGATTTCCAAGGATATATATGTCGCCTAACTTGGTTTTTGGTTCTTCTGGCACATCAGGCACAGCATCTTCGTCTGTTAGCCCCTCTGTTTCTTCTATAGGGTTTAGCAAGGCATCTAACTCTGCATCATCAAAGCCTGTTAGGGATAGGTCAAAGCCTTCATCCTCTAAGTCTTGTAACTCAATAGTTAACATGGCATTGTCCCAACCAGCATTTAAGGCTAATCGGTTATCTGCTATTACATAGGCTTTCTTTTGGGCTTCGGTCATACCGCTTAACTCAATAACTGGTACTTTGTCCATTTTGAGCTTTCTGGCGGCCATTAATCGACCATGACCAGCAATTATGCCTTTGTCCCCATCTACAAGTATTGGGTTAGTCCACCCAAACTCTTTAATGCTAGCAGCTATTTGCGCTACCTGGGCATCATCGTGAGTCCTAGAATTTTTAGCGTAAGGGATTAACGCTGTAATTTCGACTTCTTTAATTTGCATATCTATCCAAGTGGTTGAATATTAATGCTTTTATTGTATTACATATTAACCAACGATGTCTGGGTCGTGATTCTTATTCATTGCGTCCATTAAAGCCTGTTTACGCTTCATGCGTTGGTTAGCTTTCTTGTTAAGAATGCCACTCTCATCTAACTCTAATGGAGGATTATGGTCTTGGCGTTGTCTTTGTTGCTTTTCAAGCGTTGACTCTTTGTGCGGACGCAACATAGCGTTCTCTGGTGGGTAACTTCTAGTCATGTGTTTCATTACATATCCTTCATTTTGTCAGTAATGACTTCTTTTCTTGTTTTGGCGGCTTGCTTGAAGTCTGAAGCACTTGGCGCACCTTTACTGCCAGGCTTACGCATTTTCTCGCCCGAACCCGCAGCTATGCGTTTTTGTTTAGCATGAATATTAGCGTACAGACCAGGTTTCATTAGCAATTCCAATTCTTTAATGATGCTTTAGCCCGTTCAGCAGGGCCTTTAGCGTGTGCTACAACACCCTTCATTCTAGCGCAAAATGATGCTTTTCTACCTTTGTCGGCATCTGACTTAGGATGTGGTGCAGGTGGTTTTAAGTTGCTGTTGTTCTTGGCGTTGTATTCTGCACGACCTTTGGCGGTCATTCCAGCACCCTTGTCTGTAGGGTTGTAAGTCTTACCTTTACCTGTAGTCTTATGCGGAATAGGCTTATCATGCCTATCCATTGCGCTACGGATTTGGTCTTGACGACTCATTTCATATACTTTTCGTAGGCAGCTTCTAACTTGGCTTTTACTTTGCCTTTAGCATGGGTACGCTGCTCGTTAAGCGCAATCGCCAATGCTTGTTTCTTTGGTTTTCCCGCAGCTACCTCAGTTTTGTAGTTCTTGCCTACTGATTGGGCTGACCCTGATTTGTCCATTGGCATGATAATTCCTTACTTGAGGTATTTGAGTTTGTAACAGGTAGAGTCAATTAATTGTTGTATTTCGGCAACAATATTGACTAATTCTTGTTTTTGCGGCAAATCTGCATTAGCTTCGCCTACAAAATTCTTTAATGATTCCATATATTTAAGCGCATCTTTAGGCTGATGATAGACGCTTGGAAATTCTTTGACTTGTTCGTAGCAACCCATATAGGCTTCTACATAGCTATCTACCAAGTCCACAATACTTTCGTAGTATTTGCCTAATGCTTTGTGTTGGGAATAGGAATTGGTTGACCAATGAAAAAAGTGCGTATTAGTTGCGCTATGCAACAAAGTAGCAGCAAACATAGCAACATTTTTGGTTTCAGTCATAAATCACTCCATTTTTAATGATTTTAAAACATCTATAGCTTCTTCGCTTGAATTTACCCTGTATAAATGACCACCTTTCCAAGCAGCTATAAACTTTATTTGTTCAGGTGTAAAGACTTTATGTGCGCCATCTTTGACTTCAATTAAAATAGTATGTCCTTCATAAGCTACAAGTAAATCTGGTATTCCTTTGCCGACCATGTGCAATAAGTAGACATCTGCACCATAATCTCGTAGCGTTTTAACAACATCCTTTTGATTTTTATCAACTTTTTTGATATATGCCATAGTTTTGAGTTAGTATTCAGTAACTTATTGATTATAGGGGAACAAATTGAAAATCCTGTTGCTTGATATAGAAACTTCACCTAATGTGGCTCATGTGTGGGGAATCTGGCAGCAAAATGTAGGGCTTTCTCAACTTCTAGAGTCATCATACACAATGTGCTATTCAGCTAAATGGCTTGGCGAAAAAGACATTTACTTTGACTCTGTGCATCAAAGTACCGCTAAATCGATGCTAAATGGCATTCACACCCTTTTAGATGATGCCGATGCAGTATGCCATTACAACGGCACAAAGTTTGATATGCCTACTTTAAACAAAGAATTCTTGCTACATAAAATGACGCCACCCCCACCAATGAAACAAATAGATTTACTAAGGGTGGTTAAAAGTCAATTTCGCTTTCCTAGTAATAAATTAGATTATGTGGCACAACGCCTTGGTCTTGGCAAAAAGAAAGACCATGAAGGCCATACGCTGTGGATTAAATGTATGGCTAATGATAAAAAAGCCTGGGCAACAATGAAAGAATACAATATTCAAGATGTGTTACTGCTTGAAAAATTATATAACCGCTTAAAGCCTTGGATTAAATCACCATTAAATCATGCTTTGATGAAAGACAGGGATGGTTTTGTATGCCCTACTTGTGCAAAACCAAATTTACAAAGCAAGGGATTTAGATACACTACTACTGGGGCTTATCAACGCTATCAATGTAAATCCTGCGGCGCTTATTCAACTGACACTAGGACTGTAATACCCCACGCAAAACTTAAACATTTAGCATGAAACTAACGCCTGCAATCATTCGTAATTTGTATTCGGCAATTTATTGCATGAAACCATTTGACAAATGGGCTATGCCTTTGCCAGAAGAAATTGATTTTATTGTGGATAAAGACCCAGAGGTTATGGGTACTTATTTATATACAGATGAGGGAGATTACGAACACATTATTACTATTTCATCTGCTAAGTGTGGTCATCTTGACACGGTGATTCGGGTTCTTTGCCATGAGTGCATTCATATGAGCCGTCATCGCACAAATAAATGGACGCACCATGACAAGGAGTTTCGTAATAGAGCCTTCCGTATTTCGTCTGAATTGGGGTTTGACCCGCTAGAATTGTAGCTTCAACTGCCAATCGGTCTGCCGTAGTGAATGTCGTCATCGCTAAATATCCTCTCCAAGTTTTTTGCTTTGTCGTTCCAGCAACTCCTCACAGGATATTCCCCATTTTTTTTCAAAACCTTTGACACCCATTCGGTGAAGACTATCGTTTCCGTTCCGATGATGCTCAGGGCATAGTGCAAGCACAGGGGATGCAGACCGAACATTTCCATATCTGCGTACATGATGGAGTTCTGCCTGGCTGCCTTCAAACCCAAGGACTTCGGAGCATAAAATACATCCGAGGTTTGCAATCTTATCGAGTGACTTCTTTTCATGTTTTGTGGCCATCAGCTATTTCGTACCATAATTTATACCATTCCTTGAAAGACCCAAACCCTATGCCAGATTTAAAAGGTTTGCCGTCTGAAGTGTATTGCCAAAACTCTTGTATGTTAGTGCCGTTATCTGTATCACCAATGATAACAACAACCATAAATTTAGGTGTAGCTGCCAAGGCTTGCAGTAAGCGTTTTTGGCCTTCACTTACTTTTTCGCCAGGTCGTTTCCATTCCATGATTAAAAAGTGACCATTGCGTTCTGCAATACCATCTACATTACTGGGTACAAATGCAGGATTTGCAGGGATTAACCCTTTAAACTCCGCATAGTCAGTATGCGTAGCAAACATATTACGCATTAACTTAACCAAGTTTTCCTCACCTGGTCATAAGTAGCAAACTCTAGCTTAATGGTTTCTTCTGCTAAATCATGCGCTATTCTGGTTGCTTTTTCATATTGGTTTTTAAGTGTAGCGGTGTGATAGCACTTTAATAACTTTTGTATACGCAAGTAGTTTTCAGAATAGTCATTGGTAGGTTTTGGTTTAAACCCAACATCTTCATAACCTGGATGATATGGGGCTTCTTCTACTAATTTATTGGTCATTTGGTTAGTCTCTCAATGTTTCGGTTACTTGCTTCGGTTGTTCTCCACGCCTCAAATCTCATCTTAGCCGCCTCTAATTGCCATCGTAGCGCTTCTGCTTCTTCTGTAGCTACTCCAATGGCTTTGCATAGGTCTTGGTATTCTTGGCTTGCATAGGCTTCCATTTCTTTTGCGGCAATGCTATTACCCTCTGCTTGGGAAGCCTTAATCGCCCTAAGAGAATGTCTAAAATTTTCCAACTCTGCAAGTCTGCCTTTTGCAGCAGCATAATCTGGCGCTTTCTTGAAAATGAAGTCGATTGCATCATTTGGGTCTTTCATAGTTTTCCCCATTGGTCTGCCATAGCATCAGCAATACCTTGGAATGTTTTGTTGCGCATTTTTTCCCTTTCTTTTGGGGAAAGTTTTGAAGAATCAGAATACCATTTAGACATTCTTTTTCCACTTGGAAAAGTTACAAACTCTCCTTTATCCACTATGTTTGTGGGTTTTAGGAATGGCAGCCCTTTAAGCCAAAGACAAGTAGATTTTGTTGTTTTGTGTCCATAGTGCCAAGGTTGAATTATTTGGTCAGGTTTTCTGTAAATTGGCGACATAATACCAATAGGATTTTCTACAGCATATTTTGGTATCTTTGCATTAATTACACGCATAAAAAAATCAATACCTTGTTGCTGTCTGCCATCAGCTTGTTTTTTGGCAAAATGTCTAGCACCACTTACCGCTAAATGCGTACATGGTGGATGGGCAATCATTAAATCCCAGCCATCATCAATGATGTCAAACATATCACCTTGATAATGAGGCCCAGGTATATCACAAGGTTCTAAATCACAACTCATAGCCTCATGTCCCCCCCTAATGAACGCATCACGCACAGTTCCGCTAAATTCACACGCAATAAGAACCTTCATTTGAGGTTCATCCATAAGCCAATTTGGGCTGCTGCGTAACCTAACCATATAAATGCGTTAGATGGCGACCCTTTAAAATATTGTGCAAGGCCTACCACTAAATACCCAAGCCCCGTTGCTGCAACAATGTATCTTTCAATATCCATTTTCCCCATTCTCCCCTGTTTCCTAAAGCGTACTGCTGTTGATAATCCGCAAAATATTGGTGTAAAACTTGTTTACCAATAATGTATTCTCTAAACCACTTCAAACCTTTTTTGTGTCGTAAGTTACACAAAAATCTTACAGCACAGCGATGTTTAGCTTCCTCATACATTTTTGTTTTAAGCTGTCATAAGAGTCGTAACCAGTACCCAAGACACCCAACTCCCTTGCTTTAGCTTCAATACCTTCGTTAGAAAACATCCACTTTTTGTCAATCTTTTCTTTCTTAGGTTCAATTACCAATTCATCTTCCCATCTTTCCGCATTTAACCATGTAGAAGGATGGGGGATAAATTCTAACTCAGTTTCTTTTGTTCGCCAGTATTGGCAATGTGTGTCAATAGCTTTTGCAGCCATAAGTTGTTGCTCTGGGGAAAGTTTTGCCCAGGCTTTTCTTGCAGTTGCTTTAGCAATTTTTCGTGGATATAAAGACCAGAATTCATCAAACATTCCTATGATACCTATCTAAAGGGTTGTTAATCATCGCTTTAATAAGTTCATCTATATTAAAGAACCATTGAATTACTTTCATACCGTCATGCGTGTAAATCGTAAAACTCATAACACATAGCCGGTGCGTAAGTAATTAACCCCTAAAACTACAACAACTATTAAAAGACCTACTAAGCCACCTTGAGCAAACAGAATAATTGATTTCATTTAAATCCCCTTTGGTTAAACAACAATGCTAGTTTCTGAGTTATTGGAAGTTAAGTAAATACTCCAAAACCCTAATGTTGTATTTTTTACACATAGCTTGACCAAGGGTGATAGGCAACTATCAACTGACCCAATGTCTTAGAAATACCAACACCTAGTCCTACCGAGGTTAATGTTCATTCGATGGAGAGTTTGTATCACCCATGCCTCTCCGTCTTGTGTAGTCGCCATTTAACGCTACGAGGCTTGCAATGGGGTTATCACTAGCCTATCTTTTCTTCCACGCCACCGATTTAGGTGCTTAGTACGCCTGGAGTGCGGCAGAAATAGAAAAACCCCTTAAGGTAGCTCTAAGTTGATGCCACTTAATAAAAGAGTCCGCACCTTTTACTAAATGCTCAAAGCTACCCTAAAGGGTCTGGTGGACTTTTTTAATACAGGCATCACTCTGCAATTAAATTGTACTACTTTATATCTTCTTCTGCCAAATGACAGAAAATACCGCATTGGATGTCTTGTTCTTGGGGGTAATTACCAGCTTCCGGCGGCAATTCATCCAAATACACATCCTTTAAGACTGTTTGCTTCTTAAACCGTTCTAATTTAGCCATGCGGTCAAATTGCACAGGAAAGTCTACTTTAATCTTATTCCAATAGCCTTTACCACCTTTTACGCAACCAATACAGTTGTTGTTATGGTAGCCTAGTTTATACATTGCAGGAAGTTCTATACCAGCGTTTTGAAGCATTGCCAAGCAATCTACTTTACCAAGGCCTTTGTCAATTAAAGGCGCTATAGCGTCAATATTGTTAGCGTCAAGAAAGCGGTCATAGCGGTCTTGTTCTTCCATCGTATATCCAAATACTTGTATATCTGTAGGCTTTTCAAACTTTAATCTGACATCTTTTTTTAGTTTGCGGGTGCATGGGCTTGCGCCTTTAATATTCATAGCTGACTTTTCAAAAGTCTTATAAATAGACCTTTCATAGCGGTCATTGCCTAAAATCAGTATTTTTTGACCAAACCATTTCTCGCAATCAACAAGAAAGCGCTTGTTATCTGGGTGTTCTTCAATTACTTCTGTGTAAGCAATCACAATTTCGTAATTACCCCCCCCCAAATTGACTTATAGCTAATTTTGTAGCTACAGCACTAGCAGCGCCACAACTAAACCAACAAACAACTCTATTCATCTTGTTTTCCAAAGGCGTTGTTTTTTAGCAACTCAGGCCAAATAATCCAAAAGTTATCTGGAAACAAGTCTTGGCGACTTACTAAACCATGACTAACTTCTTCAATTCTAGCGCCCAAAAACATAAATCTATCGGCTGGTATTCCCCTTATACGCCATGCAGATACGGCTGCGGAGTCAACTTTGCACATTTTTGCAACATTACCTGTACCACCTAGTAGGTCAATAATTGCGGAATCAGTTAGCTTTAATTTCATAATGAACTTATCTTACCACGACAAAGTGTGCAAATACAACGGCTTTAAAAGAATTTGCTTTTTCTTTTTAATTTATGTTAAAGTCTTATTTATAGCAATTTTGCTATGCCATTCAAGGGGATTTAAATGGGTGAATTAAACCAACTAATGCTAGAACACGAAGAATTTTTAGAGTCATCGTTAGATGACATGGAGTTTGGTGGTGAACTTACACAAGCGCAAGTAGATTGCATAAGACAGGCTTGTGGCAAACCACGCAACAGTCAAGTAAACCCTGTACTGCGTGATGTTATCAATGACTTTGGCAGAATTTTTGGAGGCAACCATGCTTAATGCGTTTACTGTGCGCTGGTTAAAGTGTGATGAAACCAAAATTAAATTTACCGATAAATTTAAACACGCTGACTATGTTTTAAAAATTGACATCCTTCAAGATGCTATATCAATGCTTGAGCAAGAAAAAGACAAATTAATGTTTCTTGAACACTCAAGATGGGACAAAAAAATTAAAGGAGTAAATCATGCTGCAAAGTGAAAGCATTGCTAATTTAGCTGATGCGTTATCAACTGTACAAGGGAAATTAACCTATGCTGTTAAAGACTCTGCTAACCCTTTTTTCAAAAGTAAGTACGCTGATTTGGAGTCTGTGTGGGATGCTTGTCGCAGTTTATTGGCTGAAAACGGCCTCTGTGTTATGCAATTCCCTGGCGAGTTTATTGACGGATGTATGTCGTTAAACACGGTTCTTGCTCATGGTTCTGGCGAATGGATTAGCCAAGAAATGTCTGTGCCTGTTAGTAAGGTAGACGCACAAGGCGCAGGCTCAGCTTTAACTTATATGCGTAGATACGCATTAGCAGCAGTAGTAGGAGTAGTACAAGCAGACGATGACGGTAATGCCGCTTCGTCACCTAAACCCGTAGTAAAAGCAAAGGAAATTTAATCATGGCTTATGTACCAAAAGAAGGTTCTGGGAGTTTATTTAAAAATGACCGCAAAACGACTGAAACTCACCCAGACTATACAGGCAGCATTATGGTCAATAACCGTGAATGTTACTTATCTGCGTGGGTTAAGGAAGGCACAAAGGGCAAGTTTTTTAGCGTATCTATTGGCAAAGAAAAACAACCTAAAGGCTTTACCGCTAAAGGTGCTGACGAGATGCCAAAAAATACCATTGAAGATTCAGACCTACCTTTTTAGGAGATAGCCATGCTAAGTCATATCAAAGATGTTATTAAAGATAAAGCCACAATCTCTACAGAACCTTTTGGGGTAGATGAAGAAAGGCAATTAATATCATTTGAGGTTAATGACTTAGCTGCCATCATTAGGGATGTAATACAGACTTGTGCTGATTGTTGTTTAAATACAACAGATAGAGATTCAATTTTAGAGTTACTTAATTAGCTATGCAAATAAGGGGAATTTTATGTCACAACATTGGTACTGCGCCGAAACGGGCCAACCCAGATATACGACTGTCAGTAAAAAAACTGGAAAAGTCCGCAATACTACACTTAGAGATGCAAAAGCTGCGCCTGGAACGCTTGTGCCAAGTGTCAGCACTATTACAGGACAATTATCGAAAGACGGCCTACAAACCTACTTTCAACAAGAAGCCATCCTTGCTACCGTTGCTAATCCTCGCCTAGATGAAGAAGATGAAAAGTCTTATTTAAGTCGTGTTATTGAATTAGCAAAGAAAAAATCCCAAGATGCTATGGCTAGGGGAACTCTTATACATGACTTCATGGAAGCGTTTTACAGCCAAGAATATATGCCGGATATGCCTGCGTATGTTCAAGTGGTAGATAAAGCCATACAAGATTATTTTGGCACTCAGCTTTGGATTCCTGAACAGAGTCTGGTTAATCAAGAGGGCTATGGTGGTCGCTGCGACCTTTATTGCAAGCCACGCCATGACTTTGCTGGGGTAGTTTTAGACTTCAAAACGACAATAAAAAGCCCTGGTGAACAAACACCCTGGTATGAGAATACACTACAGTTAGCAGCTTACAGAGAGGTTCTAGCCCCATCTGCACGATGCGCCAATGTATACATTAATGGCGATACTAATGAGGTTGCAATCTACGAGCATAAAGAACAAGACCTAAAAGATGGGTATGAGGCTTTTCTGTGTTTGTTGCGCCTTTACAAACTCAAAACTGGGTTAAACTAATCAAGAGGCGGCAGATTGGCTATCCCCTTGCCAAACCAAACACATCACGGAGTGTTCTGTCGCCTCACCTTATTCTGGGCGTTAAGCCGTCAATGTAGGATGCAGTAATTGGGTAATTTTGCGGCTTTCTCGCCCATTGACAGCAACTGCCAAATACAGCCCATTTGCACGAATACAACACATTAGGGTTTGTCCTAATACTAATGCCCAAAAAATAAGAAGAAACTGAATTTTTAAAGGGGAATATCATGGAAAAAGACGGGTATCACATTTGTAGCGTTTTTATTGGCAATACTTCAGTTGACTTGTATGGGTATAACCAAGAAATAGAATACGCTTACATTGGCGATGAAAACATAACAGAAATGTTGCATCAGCTTAATGTTTGGCCTCAGGTTGAAGAATTGGCTGATAACGAAAAGCCTTGGTCATAATGGATATTAGGAGAGTTTTCGAGGGGGAAGCCCCATGCGACAAGTGCGACCAAGCGTTAGACTGTAAGGAGTACGAATGGGCTTGTAGGGCATTTTCTTTCTATGTCTTACATGGCAGATTTGAGGAACATACAGTCAGACACCCAACTAGGGGCATGTTTAACAAGATATTTAAGGAAGATGACAAGGCTCTTAAAAACTACTTAAAATCAATTAAATCTAAAGAAGAAATGGGGATACATGACCTCTTTGAAGAATGATATGTTTAAGTTGGCTGGGCAAATTGACAGCGTTATAAAGATTAGTGGTACATCTTTAGATGCCAAAAGACGCATTGTTGCCAACTTCAATCCATTGTTTTACATATTTGGCTATGAGTTGCAGCAAAAGCCTTGGTTAACTTATGAGGAAAGATATGTTTAAGTTATTCATAGCGGTATTTTGGTTTATAGCAATTATGTTTTTAATGTGGTCGCATAGCGCACCTTCTACAGAAGTCTTTGCTTGTACAGACCTTCCTAGTAATGCACCAGCAGATGTGAGAAATTTATGCAAATTCAAGTTGAAATTATAAAAGAACACAAAGATGGGTCGGCAGACGCCTTAGTGCATTTTGATAAAGATGGCTTATCTATTTTGGTGCAGTACGGAATTTTAGCCATGCTTAAACAAGCTATTGATGATTATAAACCAACAAAAAAGGGTAAAAAATGACTGTATTCATAACAGCAATGGCGTTAAGCGGAATGATAGCTTGGTCAATAATGATTGTGATTGTGGTTTTAATTCACATGGAGAGTAAGTAATGGATAACGATTACATTTATACGCCTACAGGCACAGATATAACGGTACGGTGGCGATTAACTGGTTGGATTCCACCCTCTGAATTGCCAGAATATTTAGCTAAATGGAAACACTTTCAAGAATTACCGTTACGCAAACTAGATGACAATGCTAAAAAAGAATACGAAATGGTAATGAAAAAAGCTAAAGTAATGCGTATTCTTTAGCCATTCTTAGCCATTTGCAATGCCTCTTGTTCCTCGTTATCTACTCTTGAGAGCCATCCACGACCAAAAATAGGAAAAGTCTTTAATGAACGATAGTATTCCCGTCTAGTTTCAGAGAATTTTGCGATAAGATTTGCACTATTACTGGCGGAAATAAGTTCTCTTGTTCTTGGGCCGATAACTCCGTCAGGTACGCAGCCAATAGACTGCTGAAGCAATTTAACGCTTCTTCCTGGCCCTGCGTTAACACCCATTGAAAAGACAACAAAATCGAGTCCTCTAGGTAATACTTCACAATAACAAGGTCTCCAGTATTTAAGTTCGTACATAGGGGCTACATCGTCTTTGGTAAGGTTTTTCATGGTCTTTACAGCATGACCTACATACTCCTCCCAAACACGCTTGGTGACCCCTAGATTTGTTTCCCCACCAGGGTCTGCTGGATTGTTTACCCAACCACCTTCAGACTTTAATACTAAATCTAAACATTCTTGAAAATTACTTGACATCTTTTTTCATATCCATAATTTTTTCTAAAGTACGACCACCGAAGTAAAAAGACATTATAAGCATACCCCATTGACCTAGTAGCTGTACATACTCTGAATTTACTTCAATTTTAGCGGCAGAAAGACCTGCAAAGATAAAATATCCCGCTAGGATAGCTATAAGGGTCATAGGGCGTATATTCTTAGATAACCATGAGTCACTAGCCATGTCAGCTTCAAGGCGCTTGGTAAGTTCTTGACCCTCGCTTACATCTGCATTTAATTGGGCAAGTTGCCCATTTTGTTGCATTTCTAATAGTTTTAGTTTGGCTTCTTCTGCCTGCTTTGCATCAGGGAAAAAATGGTCAATAAGTTTACTGCCAATACCCAATAGTGCGTCTAATGGAAACATTTAAAAGGCTCCTAAAACAAATTTAAGCCACAAAGTGACTATTAATGCAGCAACAAAACACCATACTTGAACCCGTCTAACCGCTTTTAAATCATGTTGGAATTCTTCATTGTCTTTGCGTTGCATATTTTCTATATCTAACTTAATCTTTAGCACCGCTTCCCATTCTTTTGCACCATACTTTTTAACAAAGTCTATCTTTAACTTAGCTTCTTCATCACTTATTTGTTTT